AAGAAAGTTTACTTGACCAAAGAAGCTATTTTGGGTGCAAATGACGTTGAAGTCAGAGAAGTGGAAGTCCCTGAATGGGGCGGCATTGTAGGTGTTCGGGGTATGACTGGACGCGAACGCCAGAAATTCGAGGAGTCTTTGCAAGGAAAGAAGGGGCAAATAAACACCAGGTATGCCCTGGAAAAACTTGTTGCTTTATGTGTTGTTGATAAGGACGGGAACAGGCTGTTCTCTGACGATGACATAGCGGCATTGTCGAAGAAGAGCGCTAGGGCACTTATGCGTGTTGCCGCAGTTGCTACTGAACTTAGTGGGCTAACCAAGGAAGACATGGAGGAGATGGTCGAAAATTTCGACGCGACTCTCTCCGACGACTAGTCTTTGAATTGGCCGTCCTGTTGGGTATGTCGCCGGGCGAGGTGCTTGATAAGCACACAAGTCGCGAATTAACCGAATGGCACGTGTATCTGCAAATGTATCCACAGGGCGCAGTTCGGGGGGACTTGCAGGCTGGTATCATAGCCAGCACTGTTGCCAACGCACACAGGGGCAAAAATGGGAGGCGGTTCAAACCCGACGACTTTATGCCGAGGTTTGGTTTGCAGCAGAAGGAACAAACAGAAGAAGAAATACAAATGAACGCCCAATTACTGGGACAAGCGTTCGGCGGAAAAATGGGCAAGTTGAGCGAGGGAGGCTAGGGCCTCCCTTTGACTTATATGCGCGAAAGAAGGGTGGTGGGAAAATATGGCAACCGTTGCGTCGTTGGTGATTAACCTGACGGCCTCAACCTCACAGCTGGAGAAGGGTTTCCTTCAAGCAACCCGCCTAACGGATAGGTTTGTGCAAAGCACGAAGTCCGTTACTCGCCAACTGGACGAAATAGCGCGGTATGGGCGTAACGCAGGTTTAGCCTTAACCGCCATGAGTCTGTCCGTTAGAAAGCTAGTAAAAGCGTCGGCGGATCACGAAGAATCGATGTTGCGGGTGAAAGCAGTCGCCAGGGCAACGGTTCAGGAATACCACGCCTTGAGTGCTGCGGCACTTCAAACCTCCACAACCACGCGGCATTCACTGTCGAGTATCGGCGAAGGCATGAAATTTCTCGCGATGGCTGGATTCCAGGCTAAAGAAATCGCCGAAATGATACCTGTTGTAACTCGAATGGCTACTGCTGGTGCTGTGGATATGGTCACGGCTGCCGACATTACCACCAACATTCTAGCTGGTTATGGCATGGCGGTAGAGGATTTATCAAAGGCGACAGACGTTCTTATAGCGGCCTTTACTGGCGCTAACGTCACCCTGCAATTGTTGGGCGAAACGTTTAAGCACGTTGGGCCTGTGGCAAAAAGCGCGGGAATGGAATTTGAGGAAATTGCCGCCGCTGCCGCTTTGCTCGGTAATGCCGGTATTCAGGGTTCGATTGCTGGTACGTCGCTAAAGAGTGCTATCAGTAGGCTTATTAGCCCATCCAATACTGCCGCTCGTATTTTGAAACGCTTGGGTGTGGAGACTACAACGAGTGAAGGCAAACTGCGTAATCTTGCCGATATTATCGAAGATTTGAGTAAAGCCGGTGCCACCACCGCTGACGTGTTGCGCATATTCGGGCTTAGGGCTGGGCCTTCAATGGCTAGGTTGTTGGACGTGGGCGCAGACGCTTTAAGGCAGTACACCCAACGTTTGCGTGATAGTGAAGGTTGGGCTGAACTGATCGAAGCGGAGCAAATGCAGAGTTTCAACGCTCAGCTTAACTTAACGAAGAACATCATCCACGCTTTCAGCGTTGAACTTGGCGATGTTTTGCTGCCTTATATGAAGACACTAAATTGGCTAATTGGCGACCTTGTTGACGGTTGGCGAAACTTGGATGACGCCACGAAAGACAACGTCATTCGCATCGCTGTTGTTGGTGGCGCAATACTATCCTTCATTACCGTGCTCGGACTTGTTGCTGGCGCAATTTCCATGGTTATCAAGGGGTTCACTACCCTCGGTATAATTCTTGGCCTGGTGACGAGCGGGCCTGTGCTTACTATTTTAGGGATAGCGCTTGCTATTGGGTACCTGAAGAAAGCCTGGGACGAGAACCTAGGCGGGATACAAGACAAAACGAAAACTGTGCTAGATGCGATCAAAGGCTACTGGGCCCGTTTCATGACTTGGTGGGAAGGCACGCCCGCAGTAACGCCAGAGGGGTTAACGTCTGGCTTCGACTCCGATCAACCCGGATTCAAGCACAAACTGCTTGCCATGAAGCAGTTTCTGGCCGAGAAGTGGGAGTGGGTTATCGACATTGGCGGGGAAGCATGGAAGTGGATTACCGAAACAACGTTGGAAGAAAAGCTCGAAGACACTAAGCGCTGGCTGAAAGAAGGCTGGGAATGGGTCATTGATCTGGGCGGCGAAGCCTGGGATTGGTTCCTCAACGATACCGAGCTCGGCAATGCCCTTCAGCGTGCATGGGCGCGGATTGAGACATGGTGGCACGGCGTCCCGGCGGTGACTCCCGAAGGCCTTACGTCGGGTTTTGATTATGATCAGCCAGGGTTCAAACACAAACTGATGGGCATTAAATACACCTTTATCCAGACGTGGAATGACATCAAAGACAAGGTTGTCGAGGTATGGGAGACTATCAAAACCACTGTTAAAGATACTATTGATTCTATTCGCCTGGCATGGGCGCGGATTGAGACATGGTGGCACGGCGTCCCGGCGGTGACTCCCGAAGGCCTTACGTCGGGTTTTGACTATGATCAGCCAGGGTTCAAACACAAACTGATGGCCATGTGGGCAGAAATGAAGCGCATCGTTTCCGAAGGTTGGGAAACCATTACAGGTAGCGTAGTGGTACAAGCCATCATTGAGTTTACCGGCGACTTGTGGAACGCCCTGAAGAAAGGTTTCGACACTGGTGACTGGGAACCGTTCTGGTCGCTTGTAAGCGAAGGCTGGTCTAAGGGTGTATTGGTTTATCTCACCATTTCCAGCACAGTTCAGGGCATCTCTGCGGCGCTAAATGCCATAAGAAAGGGCCTCGGCGTAGGCACAGCTGGTTCGGCCCTAGGTGTGGAAGGTGCGCTGGGAGCAATAACCGTCTTGATCCAGCTGGCCGAAGCTAAAGCAACAGGTGGCTATCATGAATTCGCCGAAAACGTTATTTTCGCATCTTTGGCCGGCGTATTGGTGGGTTTGGGTTTCAACCCGAAACTTGGGGCACTTGCTTTCACGGTGTTCATGAACTTAAAGCTGGGCGAAACGGTCTTCGGCTTTTTCCGAGGCATTGGCGAAAAATGGGACGCCTTCTATAAAGAGCTCACGGGGTACACGCCCGCTGAGTTGGGCAAACTGACCGATAATTGGTTGTATGGACCGCCCGTTGAAGTTGACTACCCACTTCAACCCGCTTGGCAGTGGACAATGAGTATGAAGCCAGGGCAAAGCCTGCTCGATCTGTATAGGAACTACTACTCCGAAGTCTACCCCACCATGCGGGAGTTTGGCGAAGCTATCGAAGCCCTCAACCCACAAGAGCGCGATCCCTTCGCGTTCCGCTGGGGCAAAAAGTTGTGGCTTCCGCCACTCCCTCAGAAGGAATACGTAGATGACTTCAAGGGGTTAATAAGGCAAATTGCTTCATCGCCGGAATTCGATGACCTACGAGCGAAGTTGTCTGAATGGAACATCGTGCTTGAAGACTTCCTGGTTAAACTTGCCGAGTCTGAGTCTGGCTTGAAGGACATGGTGAACTGGGCGGGGGCGCGCGGCGAGTTTCAGATGATGCCTGAGTCCATGAAAGCAGTCGAAGAAGCACTTGGGACGTCGCTTGACTGGGACAACGCTACTGAACGGGCCTTTGGTTCTATTGTTTGGTTCCGAATGGGTGTTGAAAGCGAATTCGACACCATTGTTGCGGCTGCCAAACGGTTGCAAATTTCGCTTGAGGAAGCGCTCAAACTTTGGTGGGTAGCTGGTAAGGGAAACCTCAGCAAACTCCAGAACCTAAACGCTGTTGCTTGGACGGAACCCGACGGGCGGAAAGTCACCTACATGGACATTCTAAATGCCTGGCGTGGGTATTCCGAGGGAACACCCTGGACTGGTTGGGGTGCACTAGACGAACCGGCTGGCATTGTCCACAAACGGGAAGCGGTTATTCCTTGGAAGGTTCTAAGGAAGGGCCCCTTGTCGGTTCTCGAATTTTTGGGAATGCGTGGGTTCCAGGAAGGACGCGTCCCAAGTATGCCAGGTTTATCGCAGGCCAAGGAAACCTTGTCGTGGATGCAGGATATATTCAACGATATAGCCGATGCGCTGCTCGCGGGGTTGGCAACCTTGTTCGAGTATGTTATCCAAGCAGTTGAGGTAATTGCCGTTGCGCTGGTTGGTGAAGAAAAGGCTGAAGAAATCAAAGCTAGGTTCCAAGCGTTCTACGACGGAATAACTGACTTGATTCAAAAAATGAAGGTGACTACGCCTCCTACGCCTTCGGAACCGGAAGAAAAGGCAGGAGAAAAAGCGGCCATCAAATGGTGGCAAGAATGGCTGGCGGGTTTGGAAGCGGCAATGGAAGAGTTCGACTGGACTTCGCCCATTGACACCTTCGTCAATACTTTGGCCAATGGACTTGCGCAAGCTGAAAGCTACATGGCGCAGTTCGCTGGTGAAATAGTGCGTCTTATCAGGGTCGTCGTACAGAAAAACGAAGACGGCACTAGGCGAATTGTGCTTGACTTTGACTACATGATAGCGCAAATGGCGAACTCACTTGCTACCATGATTGCCGAATCCCTGGTGAATTTTCTGAGCGGGTACGACGTTCCGCAACAACGCAAAGATCCGTTCCCGAACCTGACTGAACTACTTGACAACCTTGAGAACTACGAGAAAAACCAGCAACGCCTGAAACAACTCAAAGCTACGCCCGATCTTGCAACCATAGGCGGGGGCGCGGCTGGCGCAGGAATAGGCTTTGCCGTTGGCGGCCCTGTGGGCGCCTTAATTGGCGGGTTTTTTGGTGCTTTGGTCGGACGCAAGGGCGCGCAGGCCGCCACCCAACGCGAAATTGAGGAACTAACCGAAAAGCTGAAGACGGATTTCCTTGCCATTAAGGAAATGTTCGGAACCACTATGCAGGACGTGGCGAACGGACTTGCGAGGGCGTTCAGCGCGGAAACCTATGAAGACTTCGTGGACCAATTTGCGCAGAACCTGGAAAACCAAGTAAAGAACGCCTTGATCACCGCGTTCATGGCGAGCGATGTGGTTCGTCCACTGATCGAAGAACTAAGTAACCAAATTTCATTGGCGGTAACGGACGGCATGCTTGATGCTAGCGAACGCGCCAGTATTCTTGGTTTGTACGATCAAATAGTGAGTGTGTCAAGCGACTTCTACAAGTCACTGCAAGAACTCGGCATAGCGACCAAAAAAACCGCTGATAAGATGGAACAGCTCAATGACGTCTTGCGCAACGTACCGCAGGGCCTCAAGATCGTGTCTAATCGCCTAGCCGCGGCTGGATATTCTGTGCCTGGGCTTCACAGCCTGGCCTATGAAGAGCCAAACGACCGCGTAACCGAGCAAAAAGTGGAAATCAATATCCACGGCAGTATCTACGGTGTCGACGAACTCAAGCGGGTCATAAAGACCACCGTGGCCGAAGCCCAGCGCCGCGTGAGCTTAGCCACCAACGGAGTGGGGTGATGTGATTGGCGTATGCTACTTTCGACGGATATGAAATCCCGAGAGTTTACGACGTGCAAATAGAACGCATTTTGGTTGGCGAATCTGCGCGGACTGCCGGGGGAAAACTCCGGCAGGACGCAATCGCCTACAAACACAGATGGACTCTGCTCTGCCGACCAGTGCCTAAACACAGAGTTGACCCCCTCCTGTACCACCTGGAAAGCACTCTCTATGCCGAGGGTGCTTTCTGGTTGTACGGGATGGGCGAGCCCGTATCGGCAAGGGTCACCGAAGTGTCGGAGCAGGTGGTGGCTTGTGCTGGTGACGATGGCACTTGGCACAAAGATGGTAGACAGCTCACTATAACGGTGGAGGAGGTGTAGACTTGCCTATCATTTACCTAGAATCTGATGCTTACAGAGCGGACGGGGAGCTTGAGGACAAGATCATAGGAGATAGTGAGGATGTACTTGGCAGTAGCGAGGATAAGGCTACTAATGGGCTGAGAGCAATACTCGGCAATCCGCTCCAGCAAGTCCGCAGTGTGGAACCTCTGAGAGTTGTACGTTTAGTTGGGAGATGGCAACATGATTAGCATGCACCAGCGTAACGATAAGCTGATACCGTACAAGCTGGTAGATGAAACGGATACCCCTATCAATGTAGCGGACGCAGATGTAACGTTTATTGTCAGCAAATACCCTAATTGGCGAGAGATAATGATCACAAAGACGGTAGTCAAAACCGAGCCGACAGAGGGGGAAATCGCAATTGAACTAACTGCCGATGATACTGATCTACCGGCAGGGCTCTACATCTATGAGTTACTGCTCATAGATGTAGACGGGCATAGATACACAGTTGATCAAGGGTGGTTAAATATTATCACTAGTATAGGAGAGGTGATTTAAGTGGCAGTTATA